AAATAATTTGTATAATTCAGAGCATCTTGCTCTGTAGGATAATATACCATATTGAAACCACTAGCAGGATATAGACGGAATGTGGCACTACCATTACCTGAAAAAACACTTCCATTTACATATACAACATTTTGTGAAAATACGCCAGAACTACTAGAAGAAACTCTCCAGTATCTATAAGGACCATATGGACCGCCCTCCCCAACTGTATAGCTGAGACCAAGACCACCTAATGCATTTGTGAGATTATTAGCGTCTGTCTCTGTAGGGTAATAATATATACCACCACCAACAGGCTCTGCCATTTCATTCATAGGGCCGAGTAATAGACGAGAAACATTATTGGTGGAACGTGTTTCATGAGAAAGGCCCTCATTGAATACAAAGCCGGAATTGGCTTCAATAGGATAACTCTGGGAATCTACGATGAGTTCACCGGGTGAGTCATTGAGATAGAGTAAATATGTGTTTTGAAAATTGGATGCTCCACTATCTATGTGAGGTGCAGTGTCACCCTTAATCCAGCGCATAGGTATTGTGGACCGTGTAGAAAGATCTAAACCAAATCGTGATTGTAAAGTGCTACGAATAGAGTCGGTTATAGCTACTGAAAAATATACCTTTCCAGATGTTCTCGAATCCAATGTAGCCTTGGCAGAAAGCACTTCGGGGAGATTATTTAAATAATGCAATTCTTCTTCGGAAAGCACATTCGTCTGGATCGTTGTCATTCTGTAGTATATAAATATATAATATTTAATGTAGATGCCGGTGAATATAGAAAGATGTATAAAAAAAGTATGTTCAAATGAATATATACGGCGACAAAAAAAGCATGGTGTAACAAGGAAATTAGCTAGAGAGGGTTGTATAATAACATATTGTAACCCTACCTGCAAAAATACGTCATTTGGATCCAATTTAGTAATGTCTAAGAGTCTCAGAAAATCTCCCCTTTATAAACGAGGTGAAACATGGAGAAAGGCCTTTGAAAAAAAAAGAAAACATTTATTTGGAACACGAAAAAATATATTAAAAGATGGGTTCTATATAAAAATCCCAAAAAAACAAGTGATTCAAGCAAAGCTTAGAGGAGAAATTTCTGGATGTTATGAAGGATGAGTAAAGTCCTTCAAGTAAACTTCGCCAGCTCCATAATCATCTTGCCCACTTTATTCTGCCCTTCAATTGTGCCGGCATTTGTGCGCTTCCCGCCCAAATCCGACCCAACCCCTGGACCCGTGTAGAAGAGGAGGTAGAGCTTTTTTCTACGCGCAGCGTCCACAATGGCGAAGAAGCGCGCGTCGTGGGCGAGACGGTAGGCGAGTGCCTTGCGAAGCTCGGTGTCCTTGAGGGTGAGCCATAGACCTTCGTTGAATGCCACGCCCTCCAAAGGTTTCGCGAGTTCTTCGGACTCGGCCTTGGCGAGTTTCTTCACATTCGCACCGGGCTTTGCGAGGGCAGCGAGGTATTTCTGGTGAATACCGCCACCCATGGCGAATTGGGCGGCTAGTTCGGGACGATCGGACGCGAGCTTGTATTTCATGGCAGCCATGTAATGCTCCGTGGAAGGATATTCCAAGTCTTCATCCTTGATGGGAGAAATCGTGGACGGGGCTAGGAACCTCGCGGCGTTCCTAAACTCGGCACCGAGCTCTAGCTGGGCGAGCTTGGCGTCGGACAAGTCAGGCGCTGCCGAGTAGAACTGGAGAAGCTGAGTAGGCGTGTATTTCTTGGCTAGCGAAGCAACGGCCGCAGGGGCTTCTGCCTTGGCCGTAGGAGCGGCGGGAGCCATTGCCTCTGCGGGAGCCATTGCTTCCGCGGGAGCCTTAGCCTCTTCATCGACTGCTTCAGAATTTAACCCCCCGCGGCGGCGTTTGAATATAAACCACCTATTGAAGAAACTGTATTGCTGAACCACGGGAATCATCGCGAACTTCTCCCCCGCCTTCGTGGCAGCCGCATACGTCTTGTCAAACAGCTCCGTGCTCGCTGTCAATCCCATCTCCTTGCACTCAGCATCCGTCAAGAGATCGCACCCAATCTTCCCCATCTCGGCACGCAACAGGTCAAACGGCACCAAATACTCCTTTTGCTCCGTGCCAATACTCAGGAACTTCACATCAACAGCCATGCCAAGTGAGTCCACAGTGTTCGTCAAATCCGTGCTCGAATATCTCTTCGTAATACGCCACACCTCTTCGCCCTTGTCATCCGAGCCCATCAAGGTGCCACCCTCCTCCTGGCCCCGCAACGCATCAAAGACGCGCTGGCCATCGAAACAGCATCCGATAAACAAGCCCCCAATCTTCAAGCAATCGCTCACATTCTGCATAAACCCAGCCAGGCTAATCTCGTTCTCAAAGAAATAGTGGATGGCAAACATAATCGCCACGCAATCGGCCCCACCCCGTAGCTTTCCCATCGCATTATTCTTCACAAACGGCGGTACAGGACCATCAGGTGCCACCTTGCCGATAATAGCCCGCATAATATTTGCCTCCTCCGAGCTAGCACCCGCCTCGCCCGTAGCCAGATTTTTCGCCGAGCTACCAATCGTAAAGACCATCTTCCCCACATTGTCATAGCCCCCGTATTTCATCACCGCGTTCAAATACCGACGATACGCACCGTCATTCGGGTCACGAATACCATTGCCAGCGATATCCGTTCCATACACGAAACTCGCATTCAAATTCACCCAACTCCACAAATCACCACCCTGACCGCATGCCAAGTCAACCAACGTCTTCCCGCCTCCGCGCAGACCACGCCCCCACAGAATCTTCTCTTTTACATATCTGCGGTGAAATTCGCGCAACCCCTTCACAATCATCAAATCCTTTTTCTCTGACTTACGATCGTAGTAAATCTTGGAAATCTCCCCCGAAGCCAGCTGTGCCACTGCACCACCAATCGCCTCTAACTCCTCAGTGGAAGGATTGCCCGCACCTGTGCGAATCATGTGTTCCGTCACCGGCTCGTGAATACTGTTCCAAACACCCTCGGCAGCCTCGTCCTTGTTCAGAGTACGACCGAGCTCTCCGCGCTGGAATCGCTCCGTCTTATCGTAACGAATGCGCATGGGAATCCACCGCCACCCACTCGCATTCTTCGGCTCATAGCGCATCTCCACAATACTCTTGTCCTCAATCGGATCACCGTTCTCGCACCGCACGAGGTCCTCGCCCGTCACAGAATCCTCCACCTCCATGTAACAGGTATTCGCCATCGTATCAGGCAAATCCACCGGATTGAAGAGCACAGGCTTATAATCCCGACGACGGCCACGTCCTGGCCCCACAGCTGCAGGAGCAGTTGCGCCAGGCAAAGCCTGCTCAAAGAGCACGGTGCCACGCGGATCATCATACGCAGGATCCGTGTCACTACCCACATACAAGTGCATTACCTTGTATTGCACAGTAGCCCCTCCATTGCCGGTCCCCGTATATACAGCATCCTCCTTCGTCTCCTGATCCTTGTCAAAGACAGCCAAGAAATCCACTGTATTTTCATCGGACGGCTTCCACTTCAACTGCTCGGCGAACTTCACACCAGGCCGTTGAGGAAGCGTGAGAAGATTCGGCGTGAGAATCAGCCCGTCCGTGTGATACATCTTCGCAGCATCAAGGATACGAGCACACTGGGCAAATACCTCCTTGTCTCCCGGATCGGCAAAGGCAAAGCGTTTTACGGACACGAGAATCTTATTGCGGTCCGTAACACCAGCCGAAGCCACCACAGAGGGCCCGTCGCCCGCATTCCACTTCTCAATCCAGCTCATCATCTCGCCATACCGACCCCCATCACGCCTCTCCGGCCCCTGACCAGCAAACGGCATCGTCTTGCTAATGTCCCTCGCTCCGGGAGCCACGTAGCAGTCAAAGATCATGTATTGCTGAATAGGATTACCTTCGCGATCGCGCGTTACAAACTCGCCGTCCACGAGAGAATCCGCAACAGCACTGCGCACTAGACCGGTGCGATATACATTCAGAGACATATCCAGCAAGAAGAGCTCACCGGACTCGTCTACATAGCCCATTGTGCGAAGACCATCGGCCTTGTCCGTGACATTGTAGCCATCGCGGATATTGGGAATGCCCTTGACTCGCGCACTCACCATGTTCTCCAACAAGAGCGTAATGGGCGCCACACCACGGAAACGGTCCGTGCCAGTGAGCTTCTTATACCCCTCTAACACCTTCCCCGCAGCCGACTTGCGAATCAAGATACTGTGCTTGTGGATTCCGCGCAAGACCTCACCAACACCACGCACCAAATTTTTTAGAGCCTTTGCTCCCGTTGCTGCAGCCTCCTCAGGAGTCTTTTTCAAGACTCCGCCTTGTGCCGCAGGACGCAAGAGCTCCACCTCCATCTCGTAGCTCGGCTGACGGCGTGTAATATCGCGCTCACCAAAGCCCATCTGCCACATATAATTACCCCGCGCATCCGTGAAGGAACTGCGAACCATACTCAGGTCAAAACGCACTCCATTCGTCTCATCCATAAAGGTCCATCTGCGCATCAAGCGAAAGGCCTTGCGCTGAGTTCCCCAGCGCTCCAACATCTGGACAACAACGGGATCCGTCTCAGCCAGTGCAATCTCCCGCCTAATCTTCACACGCACGTCGTATTCTTTCAAATCCACATTGCTCTCCACGCCTGCCCTGTCCTTGATCATGGCCGTGAAGGAGATATTATCTAGGCTATCTTCCCGGCAGTAGCGCTGAATATCACCTAGCCCGGTCACAGTAAAGCGCACCTGCTCCGGCGTTATGATATTCATATAGTCCTCCTGGGGCAAGGCACGATAACCCTTGGCCTCCAGACGCTGAGCTACGGAAAGAAAGGTGGTCGTTTCACCGACAGTCTTCCCTTTGAAGCCTGCCTCTAACTCCCACCCATCATGGACCCTCCACTCCTCGATGACCCTCTTAAGGGCATCTGCTTCGGCCGGGCGGAGCTCCATGGTTTCTAGTTGAGACCTAGGAGAAAAGCTTTAGTTGGCTATCAATTTTT